GTCAATTGCCGGGGGATGTGGAAAAGATAACCACATATCGGAGTAGCGATATATATTTTTGTTCGTACCTAGCTTCGCTCGACATTCCCCTGCTGACGACGGAAACAGAGAAGGCCCCCGATGGCGGCAAGAAGGTGGTATTCTTGTTCCGCATCAAGGAATCCGATCTGCAACGGCTGAAGTCGTCTTTCTTCGGCGGCACTGGAACGGTGAAGGCTCGCCGCTTTGTGGATAACATCCGTAGTTTGAAGAGCATGACGCACACTTGAATCTTTGGAGCGCGGTGCCTGCCAGTCGATCCCTTTGCACATACCTGCGGCACTGCGCTCTTTCTTTCTACTGCATAATTTTTTGATATTTTGCACCTTAGATGATGACAGAAAGACTCGAAAGAATGGCCTTGAAGGTGGCCTTTTGTGTGCTGGCTAAGGGGGAGCCCGAAGGCTTGTTCGCACAGGCATTCTGGCAACTTCGCCAGAAGGCCAAGGACTTGAAGGAAAAATGGTCACTGGAAGCCAAGGAGTCGCTACAGAAGTCGCTCTTGAATGATCTGACAGACAAAGGTTACAAGGACGTTACAGCCGAGTTGAGCCTTGGCAAATACAAGGGCTCACACTTTGTGACATCGGCGCGGGTGAGTGTGAATGTGGGCACCGAAGAGAAGGCCAAGAAGCTGGCTGGATACTTGCAAAGGTTCAGCCCGAAGTTTGTCTTGAAGGATTTTGAAAAGGACACTGGCGTTGCAAGTTTTAACATACGATAACGAGATAAGAGGTGTGGAATGAGTTCATTCCCCGGCACGTACATACCCACGGGGGTAAGCTCGACACCAGCCTTCAATGTGCTGGTTGACACGCTGCTTACGCCGCGCTTGATGGCGTTTCGCCAGATACACATCCACGATGAGCAGGCCGATTTGTCCCCTGATCGGCTGACATGGCAGCAGACATTTGGCGGCTGGCTTACTGCGGCTCCGCTGATAGTCAGAAAAAATGGTGTTGTCCTCATGCCTGCGCAGGTAACAACTATCGACTACGTTCACGGGACTTTCCGTGCCGATCCTGTTGATCTGGGAGCAGACCAGAAGCCACGAGATGTAGTGGAAACGACATATCAGTTTGATTACTTCCCGACAGCCATACAGGAAGGGCTGCTTACCGCTGCCGTGAGCATAGTGAACATGACGGCAGTTGGGCCACCGACGTACTACACGATAGACACCATGCCGTCGAACTGGTACGGCGTAGTTACCGACTTGGCATTCGCCATGTGCATGGAGAAACTCCTGCTTGATTATGATCTGTGGCGATACAGGCTTCTCTTTGCCATTGGGCCGGGAGAATTGGAAACGGGCGGCGGCGATATTGCAAGCCAGCTCACGACGCTCAAACAAAATTCAGAAGAGCGGGCGAACACGGCAATGCAGAATCCGAAGTTCAAGACGGGTAACTATCTGGCTCCGCCGACGCTGTATTACTATCAGGCAATACGCGGGCTCGGTGGCGCGATCAGTGGCCCGCACGGCGTGCCGTTCTTGGGCGGAAAACTTCAGGGCTGGAAACCCACAAAAATCTTGTAGTAAAGGACTTATGAAGATTTGTGGCATATATCTGATTAGAAACACGATGAACCGAAAGGTGTATGTCGGCAGTAGCTCCGATATGCAGAGTCGTAGGCGGTGCCATTTCCATTTGTTGAGTCGTAACCGGCATTGCAATCCACACTTGCAGTCGGCTTGGATTCAATACGGCAAGGATGCTTTTGAGTTTACAATCATCGAAGAGTGCTCAGAGAGCGTGTTAATCGCAAGAGAGATGGCGTGGATGGAATACTATGATTCTATGAATAGGGAGAAGGGTTACAATACAATGTACCCCGATAGACACACATTTACCGAAGAGGTGAGACGCAGGATGGGCGCATCGAAGAAAGGTAATCAGTATTGGAAGGGGAAACACCACTCAGAAGAGACGAAGAAAATACTGAGTGTAGCAAAAATGGGCAATCAACATAATAAGGGTAATCATTGCTCGGAAGAGACAAGGCGTAAGATTTCCGAAGCACTTGTTGGTAATCCAAAGTTGATGGGACGTGTTAAGTCTGAAGAACATCTTCGCAGATTACGAGAAGTACATAAAGGAAATCAGTACAACAAGGGACGACATCCATCAGAAGAGACGAAGCGCAAAATGTCCGAGGCAATGATGGGTGTTCACAAGGGCAAGAAATTGTCGGAAGAGCATAAGATGAAATTGTCTTTGGCGCACAAGGGAAAGAAATTATCGGAAGAAGCGAGAAAACGATTGTCCGAAAGAACGATTCTGTACTGGCAGAGGAAACATAAAGAGGAGAAAAATCTATGAGTAACGAAATCACGTATCAGGCCCAGCTTTTGCTCCGCTCGGGCCAACTCGCAGATCAATTCGCAAGCGGGTCAAAAACGGCGAATCAGACAACGGCCAAGCTGATCCGCAATGTGCAAACGATACCGACAACGGTTGGCGGCACGGCATTGGAATTGGGAGACATAGCATCTCCCGGTGTGTTGATTGTGCAGAATCTCGATGCTGATGTTGTAAGTCCGCCGCATACTGCACATTTTGTAGACATTGGCATACAAGTTGTGGGCGTCTTTTATCCAGCCGTGCGAGTATTGCCCGGTGAAATTTGGATGGCACGGTATTCGCCCGGTGCCGCATCAATGCCATATGCGCTGGCAGATATCGCTTCTGTGGAATTGTTCTACATCATATACGCCACGTAGGAGATAATGGAAGAATGAACATTGGCGCGGAAATGCGGGAAATTGGCAATCTCATATCGTCTGCCGCACTGATTATGGCAGTGCGAAAGGAAGTTGCTTCTGTGATGAAGGAGGGGTTTGTCGTCACGGATGGCAAACATCATCCGACTGCCACGCGGTATGAAGTTGTAGTTCGCTGTGGAAACAGCAAGTGCGGCGAGATTGCTCGCAGGATAAAGGCTAATATCGTCAATGCCGATGTTGAGCGGATTGCCGATGGCGTACTCGGTGTAAGGACAGCGCGGCGCGGCTCCGTGTGTGCCAAGAGAATCAACTTCGCTGACACGATAATCTTAGTAGGAGACGACAATGGCTGAGGAGAAATCAGATGTCACGGGAGAGAGATATTACAGTGGCTCGTGGACGGCGATCCAGCATGTTCTTCGCGTACTGAATATCGGCGAAGGCAAGATGGACAGGGTGACACAGCCGCTTGTGAACGAATATCAGGAATCCGTGGACAGAGAGATCGATGGCATCCTGTCTGAAATCTATTCCGTGCCGTTGCGATCCTTCAACGAGGTGCAGCCCGACGGCTCGATGAAGCGGGTGTTTCCCGGTGATGTTGCGCAGGCTGCGAAATACTGGACGGCAGGGTTGCTTCTGCTGAATGAGTTCCAGCAACTCGCTCAGAATATCACAGATCAGGCAACGCAGTATGTTGATGAATCCAGAAGGAAAATCTTCTGTTTGAAACGGTTTACGCATCGGCTTCGGGGACAGGAGAGGAAGAGTAACTGGGGAAGAACAATTCCCCCGTCGATGCAACCACCAGCGATTGTAGAGAAGGACTATTAGGACAATGGATGATCGCAGAATAGAGCGCATTGCCAGCAAGATCGTGGCGATAGATTTTCCGACTCAGGATGCTTATGACAAGTATATGAAAGAGCATCCAGATGCAGACAAGTCGCTTCATAAGGTGGTGGAGACACAGCAGGAAAAAGGAAGAGAAGACGACTCCCCCGCTCCTGTTTCTGGCACCAAGTGGGAAGACATTGATAAGAAACAGGCAAGAATATTGGAGCGCAAGTTTGGAAAGAGTGGGTTTGCCCTTGCTGATAAGTTTGAGAGTTCTGGATTTGAAGCGAAGAATGTTTTGAGTGAAATGTCTTCGTTGAAACTGGGAGAACAGAAATCCGTTCCCAAGGCACTTGATTCTATTGATTCGTCTAAGGCATATGGAATTACAAAGGGCGATTTTTCAAAGGTCATCAGGGGAGTCCGCGCCGCCGAGTCATATAAATTTGATGGATATGAAAGAATGAATGGTTTGCTAAGGAAGGGGAAAAAAGATGATTCAATTGAAAGCTTGGAGTCTTTGATTGAATATGGCCCAAAGAATGAGTCTGAATTTGTCTATCGTGTATTCTCCCTGCCAGAACAAAGGTACAGGCAGATGGGCATTAAAGCTGACTCTTCCTACTCTGATCCGGCTTTTCTTTCAACAACAACCGATGAAGATGTTGCGCAATCTATCTTCAAAAAAGGAGGAATTGGGACTTTTCCAAGTGGCAATGTTTTGATTGCGATGGACATTGGTGGCGCAAGCGGATTCGGCTTGAATTTCACGAAAGAACGGGGAAGCGGCAAGGAAGATCAGTCGGAAGTTCTAATGCCCCCGAATACGAAAATCAGGATAAAGGCGGTGCAAGAGCAGAAATTCAAGGGCAGGACGATTATCAACATTCTCGGACATATCGAGCGAGAACAGAAAGTTGCTGCCAGCAACAAGCAGAAAGAAGTCAAAACACTTTTCGGTGATGATGTTGACGAGGTGATCCAGAGAAAGAGGCTGCATTCGCCGATGGTGTTTAATCGAATTGACGACAAACTGAAAAAGAAGGCGGGCGACATCGAGGGTCGGATACTCAGGATTGCCGAAGCCGTAAGTCGGCTTGATCTGTCATTCAAGCGCGATCCTGAAGCCGATGAAGACAAGCTAAACATCATCTGCAAGGAAGTGAACAACCTCGTGGATAGGATACGGCGGAATGAATCGCTGGAATCGTTTGTGAACCGCACGGATGATGAGAAGGAAATGAAACTCGATGTAGGGCTGTCCGATCACGAGGCCATCAAAGCCATCGTGGAAGAGATTGTAGATACGGCAGAGAAGCTGGCAAAGAAGCACGAATTTGAGATGACAAAAGAAGTAAGAAAAGGAGCAACAATGAACAGACAAGCGGTAGCGGCAGAATTGGTGAGGATAGCTGAATCACTCACGGCGATAGAATTTCCAACACAAGATGCCTACGACAAATATATGAAAGAACATCCCGATGCCGACAAGAGTAACCATGCGGTGAAAAGGACTGAGCGGAAAGAACAAGAAAAGGAAGAATCCGAATCGCAGATTTCCGGCAAAAACTTGAAACCAGAGCCATTGTCTGAATCTCACAAGAAGCGATCAGAGCACCAACAGTATGTGAATATTAAAAGATTGCTTCACGAAGGCAAAGAAGATGAGGCCCGAAAGTGGCTGAAATATCTTGAGAATCATGATGACGATATTAGAAAGAAATGGGATGAGTCGGTGGCCGCTGGCAAGAAGCCCAGTAAGTCTAGTTTTGAATCATTGCTGTCAACGACTCCTGCTGAAATAGAAGGCACGAAACGGGCATTAAAGGATTGGGAGAAGCGGGGTAAGCCGACACCAAAAAAGGCTGCTTCCGATCTGCTAGGAATCGCGAAGGAATTAGTAGGGTAAGACGGGTGACATGTGTATACGAACCCTTCAAATATCGTAAAGACAGAAATTTCGCTTTTGCAGCGGAACAATCTTTCCATCAATAGTATCGTGCGGCAGTATCAGAGCAACAGGAAGCTCACGGTGCTGGAAGGTATGCGGAACACGCTGCCCGCCGATGCCTATCCGAGCTTTGAGATAGAGCCAGGCACTGGCACGAACCAGTGGGCCACAACGCGGGCGCAAAGGCCACGGTATGACTTCACCTGCACACTGACTGTCAAGGTTGACAACCCCAATTACGGCGTGGAATACATAACGACATTGGCTACATCCATCTGCGAGATAATGACGAGTCCCGAGAACCTGCAATTGAGGATTCTCAATGAGACACACTGGGACTCCGAGGGAGGGCTGGTGGATACCTATATGCTGGATAGTCTTGTGGAAAACCTTAATTATTCGTCGTTGAAAGAGGGGTCTGT